CAGTGCGGTTTTCCCCAATCCCCTGCCGGGCTTTGCCTAACAGGACTGGCGGCTGATTTACCCTACAGCGCGGACTTTCCTTAATTGCATAACCGCCTTGCAGACGGCAATTAATCCCTCCGATGAATGCACATCATTCCAATCCTCGCCAACCGCGTCAGGCATGAGCCAAGGCAACCCCGTTGCCGCTGCAGCCTGCTCTCCGGTCTTTGAACTATCGTTGTCTGCCATCACGAAATGCCCATGAGTTTTTGCTACATGGGTCATGTTCGAAGCTGAAAAACAGCATATGACTGAAGCATTCAGACGCAGCCGCTTGACCGCGGCGTGCACTGATAACCCTGTTGCATATCCCTCGCATAAAATCGCTTCGGAGCCTGTTCCAAGGCGATAAACTGCACCTTTAGCCCTCATGCCAGGGAGAAACTTCTTGTCGAACTTTTCTGTCTCCTCGTTCCATTTGATGGCCTGCAGGCCGACTAACTTATTGCTCTCGCAATCCCTCATAGGAATCAGCAAAGCGCCGTCAGGAGCGACCATTCCGCGCCCGTCAGGGAGTTGTTTTGACTTCAGGTATGGATGAGCATCAATGGCGCATTCAGAGAGCATCTGAGCGGCCTTTTCGGCAGCTTCCGCATACCCTTGCTGCCTTGCTTTCTCTGCTACCCGTTGCCGGTTCGCCCACTCGCGCTTCTCGACATCCGTCCACGGCTTCGAATCCTTGTCCTGCCACCATTGCACCGGTTCACCGGTTGACCAGTCTTGGCACCAGCCACGGTCACCAGTGAACAGGTAAGCGCCATTCTTGTGGCTCGGATGCTTTTCGGTCGCGCAGCGCCTTATCCGATTGCTCGGATGCAGATCGCGTATCAGGAGGCCGTGAGCGCGGGCGAATTGAGCGAAGTTCATGCAGCCTTCGCCTTTGCAAAAGCAATGCGCTTCTGCATGATGTGATTCATAGTGGAGCGCAGGATTGGCACGTTTGGCTGATCATCGAAGCGCCACTGCGTAGGAGGTTTGCATCCCGCCAAATCCTGATAGAGATACCACGCTCTAGCGGACGCGGTTTCGGGCTTCCCGTGGGAACGCGTGTATGTACAGACTTGCTCCCATAAATGCCGCTTGTCATCGGCCAGCTTGGCTTTTCCAATCCTGATTTCAGCCAACTCTCCGGGCACATGCTCTACCATGCTGGGCTTCTTGCGCTCATGCCCACAGGAAATACAGCGCTTGCCACATGGACTAAAACCGCAGGCTGGGCACTTGCTGTGCTCTTTCTCTTCATCATCCCGGCGAATGGAAGCATCGAGCTTTTCGCCCATGTCCAGCGCGTCCAGGCCATTGAAAAAGATGTCCGAGAAATCGTCAGCGAACCGGATAATGTTTCCGCTGAAGTCGAGAAGGATGCAATCCTCCTTGCCGGTATCAGGGGAAGACCGGAGGCCCCTGCCCCACATCTGGATTGCCGTGGAAAGGGATTTCCGAAGAGGCCGGCAATCGCACACGCAGCCCACGTCCTGCACGTCAAACCCCTTCGCCAGCGCCTCGACCGATATCAGGACTCGCAGCGCTCCATCCGCCTTCGCGTACTCGTTCAGCAGCGCTTGGCGCTCGCCCGCATCTGTGTCGGATGTGAACGTTGCGGCCATGATCCCGGCTTCGTTGAACTGACGGCACATCTCTTCGCAATGCGCGATAGTTGCGCCGAATACGATGGTCTTTCTGCCTTCAGCATGCTTCTGCCATTCGGTAACCACATCCCCAATGATTTCCATGCCGCGCTCAGCAGCCGCCTTGTCTGTCCACTCACCACCTGAAGTCTCGGCGCCGCGCATGTCGATCTTGGTGCAAGAGAAAATGCGCATCGGCACCAGCACCCCCGACTGAGTCAGGTCATGCATCGTTGCCGCGTTAACAAGATTGGTGAATATCTTGCCGAGTCCTTTGGAGAATGGAGTGGCGGAAAGGCCGATGACATTGGCCCGGCACGATTGAACATGATCCGTCCAGGCTTTGTATTGCGTATGCGATTCATCCACGACAATCACATCCACATCCGGCCATGAGCGGCGGGCCAGTGTCTGAACGCTGGCAATCTGGAACGGCAACCGTGTATCTACCCGCCAGTGATTCGATTGAATGACGCCGTGGGCACTCAGACCATACTTGTCGGCAACTTCAGAGGTTTGATTGATGAGAGTGGATCGGTCACAGACGAACATGGCCCGCTTGTCGCGCAGCAGCGCCTCGTGGATGATCCGCATGCCGAGATAGGTTTTTCCCGCACCGGTCGGCGCCATGACTTGCTGGCACCTATGCCCTGCCCTCGCTCCCTGGCGAAGTTTGTCGTGCGCGTCATTCTGAAACGGACGAGGAGCCGGGAACGTGGCTGAGTTGTAGTTGGCGTCGTGGCCTATCAGATCGGATTGCATCAGAAATCTACCAGCCCCGCGTCTTTGGTTTCCCGTTCCAGCTTCTCAAACTTGTTCTTCCAGCTTCGCGCGAGCCGCTTCGCTTCGTTGCATTCATTCATCATGCCGCGGTTGCGCTCTTCCAGGACAGTGACCAGGGCATTAAGTCGGCGGATTTCCTTCACCGCTTCGTCCAGTTGAGTGTCGGCCTCAAAGACCTTCACCATGGATTCGTTGTCTTTTCTGGTTTCGTCAAGCAGGCGGACGTTCTCGTCGAACTCTTCCTTGGGATAGAGGACCATGCCATCGGGGATGGCTGGAGCAGAAACTTTCTTTGTTGCATTTTTCTTTGGTTTAGGCGACACGGACTCGACAGCTTTAGGCAAGCTGATTTCGCCATGGGCTACTTGACGTGACAATTCGGGATTTGTTTTGGCGACCTTATCAGCCATTTTTTGGGTGCGAATGCTTGCCCCTGACTCTGCCGCCCGGCCCTCAACCGTAGCAAGGTGCAACGTTGCACCTTGCTCCGAAACCCGCGTCCCGCCGTGCTTTGCGGCTTTTTCCCAGTCCTGTGCACTGGCGACAATCGCAGCTTGCTGACCCGCTGACATATGCCGGCGGTGGAGATTGACGGAGAGTACGAACGATACGAGGTTGCCGCCTCCGAATTCTGTGAATTCAGGCTCGATTCCCACCTCCATACACGCCCGGTAGCGGTTGCCGCCATCGAGAATCATCCCGTCATGGAGAACGATTGGCTGACGCAACCCATTAACCCTGATGTCCGCTTTTAGCGCCTCGAACTCCGGTCCAACTAGCCGGGGGAATAACGTGCAGAGCGGATGCAATTCAATCTTCATTTATCATTTCCTTTATCAACTCGCTTTGGATCAGAAGCAGATGCTTCATCCGGCTGCTAATTTGCAGTGCAATCTTTACTGCATCCCCAATTGCATTGATGTCCTGCTTGTGATTGGCGATTTGCACAGACACTTTGAGCCGATCATTCCATTCCTTTAATTCGCCCATCGTGCTGCACTCAGAGATTGCCAATCGGACCTCTTCAAACTTCAGCAGTTGGCTCATCCCGCCCTCGCCACTTTCCGCCGATCGGTTTCCATTCCCTCGATCCGGTTCACCATCTCGAGCACCGCCGCGAGGTGCTCATTGGATTCCTGCTTGATCCGTTCCGACTCGACCGGGTCAATCACGCCGTCTGACAAAGCCTTCTGGATTGATACCAGCCAGTCAGCCTTTTCCTTCTCCAGCGTGATGACCAGGTCAAGGAGCTCCATGTCTGAGGCGCCCTGATGCTTGCTGATCGGGATGCAGATGAGATTCCGTTCGCCAGCAATATGCTTTGCTATCTCATCCGATCCGGTAAAACCCTGGACTTCAATCAACTCAGCCACGGTCAAGTGGTGAGTGTCATTGTTCGGGTTGACCTTGTTCTGAAGAACATGCTTGCTCATTCCCATGCGTGCCGCCAAAGCAGGAACACCGCCTGGATAGGCATGCACTACCCTGTAAATTACATCCTTGATGCACATGTCGTTACTCCGTTGAAAACGACGTTTTTAATTGCAAAGAACAAAGGCATGATGCGAACATGGACATCACGCATAAGAATAAAAAACCCTCCACTGAAGGGAGGGAAAGCCGCCCGGCGAAAGGAGGGAAAACCGGGCAGAGGGCAAAGAGCGGGAACCCCAAAGTGATAAGATTTGATTTCCACATCAACCATATCAAGAGGGATTCCCATGTCTGAAAATATTCCGTTGTTTCCAGTTACCGAGTGGAAGATCGGCCCTATTCCGTCAATGCAAATCATCGCCTTCAGGCCTAGCTTTCTTTCGCATTCGATGCAGCCGATATCGGAAGCTCAACCGAGTCGGTTTTATGCTCTAACACCTGCGCAAGCTCGCGACTTGATATCTGAAATGCAGAAGGCACTTCATGTGCTTGAAAGCACCGGGTATGAAGCGATGCCAGGAGAGAAACATTGACGTTCACGCCGCTTCCTTTGGTTTGGAGGAGCGGAGGTATTCCTTCGGTAACCCATCGAGAGGATGGGGGTAGATGTCAGGTCTGATCTGGTACGGGGTAACTTGCCAGTCAGTTGCTTCAGCAATAGCCAGAACACGCTCAGCCGGAACAGATGTTTGCTCGAATTTTTGAATTGCTTGGTAGCTGACGCCCAGCCTTGAAGCTAAGGGACGCAAGCCAACGAGTTTGATCGCTTCAGAAAGAGGATTTATATGTGTCATGGCGCAATATTACAACCAAATGTTGTAATAAGTCAACAACTGATTGTTGTAGACATTCCGCGTACTATTACAACCATGAGTTCAAAA